AGTCCAGCAACAGCCCCTACCGGCAGCAGCGCACCCATCAATCCGCCGATACCCTTGGCAGCCTGTCCCATGCGCCCGAGGCCGCCGCCGACTGCTCCGGCTTGCTTGTTCAGGTTGCCAAGGCTGCGGCTGAGGCCGTCGATCTCGCCCTGGCCTTGAACATCTGCCTTTACCTTAAGGATTGCGTCAAGCTTCACGGCTCACCAGTCGCAGGATTTCAGCTTCGATGATCTGCAGATCGCTCAGCATCGCAGATTCATCCGCCACTGACCGCAGTCTAAACAGCCACGCCACTGCGCCATAGTCCAGCCCAATCAGGCCGCCAGGGCCGGTGCGCCATTGCGTCTGACAGTCGAGGAACACCATCAGCGCAGGCCACGCATCAGGCTCAACCTCGAAGTGCTCAGGTTGGCCGGGCTCAAACCCGACCACGCCAAGCACTGCGGCATCGTCTGCGGTTTTGTCGATCACGCCGCCCTTGACCCAATGCTGAGCGGCGTCTTTCAGTTTTTTGCTTTATTGCCGGTGACGCTCTCGAAGTACGCCACCACAATGGCGCTGGCGACTGCCGGGATGTTCAGCAGCTCAGCCTTGCTGGCAGCAGTGAACGGCAGATCCTCGCCGTCCTCATCCTGCACATTGCTCCAGCCGGCCAGTACCTCATCAGCTACCGATTGGTCGGTCAGCTCAATGCCATCATCGCCGCGCTTCTTTGCCCTGAATAGGTCTTGGATCTCATTGATCCGCGTCTGCGCCAGTCGGTTGAATCGCGCATCAAAGGTCTGCTTTTCGTAGCGCCCGCCATCAATCGGTAGGCGCAACACCACCGGCCACTCATAGGTGGCCGATTTCTTCAGGACAAATGCCATGCAGAATCAGGAGAAGGTGATCGAGACTTCATCGTTGCCGGCGCCGGTCGGGATTGCCACGTAGGGCAGGTTCAGCATTTGCACGCCGTCCTGATCAGCATAGGTCGGGTTGCTGATGTCCACCTTGGGCGCCACCAGCGAGACCCTGTTGCCAGCGGTTGTGCCATGCAGCAGCGTCAGCACGCCGGTGGTGTCGTTGTTGGCGATGGCGAAATAATCCTTCGTGGCGATCGGCACAGCCTCGATCATGCACTCGCCGGATGGCGCCCGGTTGGTAATCATGATCTCCTTCGTGCAACCAACCAGTTCGCGGTAGATCAGCTCATTGGCCATGTCAAGGCTGAGCGACTGCAGGCAGCCGGCATAGCTCAGAAAGCTGAACGTACTGCTGTTGCCCGGCTTGAAGATCAGCGGGTCGGCCTGCGCGGTATAGGTGCTGGCTGGCGCCGCCGTGTCAGTCGGCGCGTTGTAGATCCCGGTGAACTCGAAATCAATAGTCGGGATTGCTCCCACTTCAGCGCTCAGCGAGAATGTGCCGCGGCAGCCGGTGGCCTTATGCAGCACGCCATCATTGTTGTAGTAGATGGTGACGCTATCGAAGCTGCTGCTGACTGGCTTGTAGCCCACATTGGCGGCGATGCTGTAGGCACTGCTGGCGCCAGGCGTGAAGCTGGCTGTGGTGGCCTGCACCGTTGCCACCTTCGTGCTGCCCACGTAGTCAGTGATCACGCCGGTGCTGCCCGATCCGGTGCCGCTGGTGATGCTGATGATCATGCCAACGTAGGCATCATCCGTAGCGCTGGCGCCTGCCGCCAGGGTGATGCTGCCAGCAGAGCCCGCCGTAGCGGTGCCGGTGACTGCAGAGCTGGTTGTGGTCTCGGCCATGCCGCACGCCTTCAGCAACGCACCAAACCGCGGCGCAGTAGCAGCAGTGCCGGAGCCGGTCAGCTCAATCTGGAAATTGATCAGCACGCGCTGGTTGGCCAGCAGCTGGTCGCTGTTGCCCAGCCATGGCCGGATCAACTCGCGGCTGACGACATCCGATTCAAGCGGTGTGACATCAATCGAGCGGACCAGCAGCGCATCCGTCCCAGCTGGGCTGGAATCAGTCGCGTACGTTGCCTCGGTTTTTACGAGAAGGAGTTGCTTGCGTGTCAGCAGTGCCATCGGTAATAGGCTCGGTTTGGCTTGGAATCACCGGACGACTAACGCCGGTATCAGGATCCAAGACGTAGGAGCCGCCTTGGCCGTGGTGCTCATCCAACATGCTAGCGATCTCACCCTGTCGCCAGATTAGCGACTGCCGTGCGATACCTCACTGCGTAATCGCACGCGATCACGCCAGCCGGTTGATCAGCCTCCACCATGTCGAACTGCACGCCGCGCGGCTCAATGCTCATGGCATAGCCGCCAACTGTCTGGTCGGCCATGACCTTGGCGTGCAAGCTTTCAATGGTTGCATCAGCCTGCTGGTCTGGGATCGCGCCGCGCACGATCACGGCGATCCGCACCGTCAGGCTCCAGTCGGTTTTGCAGAAGCTCACGTCCGTGTTGGCCTGATCTGAGATCGGCTCCACCACAATGGCCGGCGATTCGCCGCGCGTGATCGGCTCCACCCTGCTGCGGTAAATGCGCGTGCTGACGCCTGTCGTACCAGCCAGCGATGATGCAATGGTGGCCAGGATGCTCTCGCGGCGTGTTGTCATGGCTCAGGCGCTGGCGACTTGGGTGACTGTGCAGATGATGCCAGGGATGGCAGGATTTGATGCACCTGCATCCTCAGCATGAATGTAAACGTTCAAGTTAGTCGCAGCCCACATCAATTCGATGTAGTCATTAGCGGCTAGCTCCATCACGAAGTTGACGGTGCCGATCACGTTGCCATGCACGCCGCCATGGCTTGAGATGATGCTGAAGCGGCTATCCGAGTTCGGCACATCGCCGGGCGTACCGCTGTCATTTTTGCGTAGCCATACGTTGGCATCATGAATCTGCGAATCGCTATTGCTGAATTGGATTGAAAATGTGATGCTATAAATGCCGGGATACAGCACCGTGATGCGATTGTTTGACGCAATCGCAACGCCATAATTGGCAAGATCACCAGACCGTAGGAGTATTGCGGTTGGCGTGTTGATCGTCGCCACATACTGCGATGTCGAATCCCAGAAGCTGCCCCAATAGCCAGGGCAGCCGTGATACGGCAGCTGGCTCCAACGTTGCGTGCCATTGCCGATCTTGATATTGCCGGTGTCTGATTCGCGGCCAAACTCACCAGCCAGCAGGATCGGATTGCCTGCAGTCCAAGCCGCGCGAGTATTGCTGCGAATCGGTGCGCTCATGTCTTCTGCAGCCCTAGCTGTACCATTGCACCATCATCAATGTACTGCGTCTCACGCACCGTATAGGCAGTGCCTGCCACCGTGATTGCGTCGCCGTACTTCAAACTGCCAAAGCTGGATGCGCGTGCGGTCAGAGTGTAGTCAGTGCTTAAGATTGCATCGCTCAGCAGCACCTGAGATGGCATGTCAAGAATGCCCAGCGCAGTCACAGCTCCAGCAGTGCATGTCACGCCGAAGTCATCAAGGAATGCATCCAGGTTCTCGGTGATGGCCATCAGAATGCCAGCGGGTCAACGTATAGCTCAAGCCATGGCAGGTAGAACGCATCATCTGTTGCGTCTGTTGCTGGCGCCGCTGTAATGCTTGAGCGGATTGATGCCCGAATGCTCTGCCGCAATCCAGTGCGTAAGTTCATGCTGCCCCCACCAGGCCGGTGACGCTAGGTGTGCCGCCGCTCAGGCTGACAAGCCGCAGCCTTATGTACTTCACCGGGCAGCCGCTCAGTGCGTAGCCATATGTGCCATTGGCTGTGATCGTGGTATCAGTACCGGCTTGATCGAGATTGAAGTAGCTGCTGCCATCAAGGCTGCCTTCAAATCGAATCACCACATTGGTGCCGATGTTGCTGACAGTGATCTGAAATGTCATGCTGACGCCGCCACATTGCACTGCGCTGCCAGCGCCTGCGCTGGTCAACGTGCCGAGGCTTTCAACCTCAAAGCCGCTGAATGTACCGATTGGCTCAGGCATGATGCGGTAGCGATGCACTCAGTCTAGAAAAAGCCCCGGCCGAAGCCGGGGCATCATGAAGCGGATCAGCCGTACTTCTTCAAGCCGAAGCCGAAGCATGTGACAGCGCTAGAAGCGGTGCCCGTCTCAGCCGTGCAGCTAAGACGGATGTAGCGCTTCAGGTTGTCGCGATCGAAGGTCTTCACCTCCTTGTAGGCAGCGTTGCCGATCGCGGTGAAGGTGCCGCCGGTGACAGCAGTGAACGTGCTGTTATCGGCAGATTCCTCGATGCGGAACGTCAGATCAGCGGCGGCGCCAGCAGCGGTGCCGGCCAGGATGATCTGAACGTCGCCGTCGTACTCAAGGAGATCGACGCCGGTCTGGTTGCCGGTGGCGGTGATGGTGGTAGTAGCCAGCAGCGTGAAATGCTGCAGCTTCTCAAGTGTCTGTTGGAAGATTGCCATTGGTCCTCTTGCGGGGTGGTTTGCGGAAAGGCTGCGGGCAAACTGCCGGGGCCGGCTCCACAATCGGAGCCGGCTGCGCTTTGCCCATGTTGATCAGGGCGATGGCGTCCGATTGCTCGGTATCAACCACCTGCCCTGCCTTGACAGCCACGCCCCTGATGGACGTGTCCTTAAGGATTTGAATCAACATCAGAGAGTGTCGTTGCCGCGGCAGAAGCCTTCAGGGTGACGGACCGCAAAGTCCACATCCTGCAGGGCCACCACGCGCACGGTGCCGCTGGTGCTGTGGGTATAGGGATCCACGGTGAGATCCAGTCCACTCCACATCGCCATGATCAGCTGGCTCCACACCGCGAAGAAGATGTCGCCAGACTCAACCTGATTGCTGACGACGGCGCTATAGCCGTTGACAGTGCCGCCAGGCTCGAACACATAGGCGCCGGTATCGGTACCTTTGTCCTTGGTCTTCAGGTTGCCGCGCATGGTGGCATTCATCAGATACGCCATGGCGCCGATGTCGGCGTTGTCCGCGGCGATCTTGGATTCCATGCTCACCACCTCGGCATAGGTCGGGGTGGCGGCACCGAAGTTCTCGGTGTTGATGCCGGTGGTCAGCTTGATGCCCAGCGGTTGGCTGGTATTGCCCAGGCCGTAGAGGCCCACGCGGTCGATCTCAAGTGCCAGCACAGTGGCGAGATCCTGGCGGATCATCTGCTCCACGTCGATGCTGGCCTGCAGCATCAGGCGGCGGCTGTAGTCGGTGAAGGCGCCTACGGTTTTTGGCGAAAGGTTCACCTGATCCACCGTCTGCTGGGACTCGGTAGGCGAGCCCGATTCAGACAACCAATATGCAGTCGCTGCAGCTGTCTGCCGCGGGATAGCCACGTTGCCGGTCAGCCCGGTCAGGCTGGTAACACCCAGTCCGGCCAGTGCCGAACGGTTGCGCAGCAGCTCGATGAAGCTGCCAGGGCGGAAGTCAGTGCCGACCAGATCACCAGCGCCGGATGCGGTGCCAACGGTCAGATCACGGCGCAGCACCTCGCTCGGCACCATGATGCCCTGAGCAACCTTGCCAGCGCGTGCAGCGGCAGCCTCAGAGCACTCGCGCTCAAAGGCCGCGGCTTCCTGCAACTTGCGGTCGCCAGGGTTGGCCAGTGCGTTGATCGCGCGCTGGAAGCTGAACTCACGGGTTTCCTTGGCGCTGAGGCCAATGTCGCCAGCGGACTCGCTGACAGGCTGCGCCTTGCTGCCAAGTTGATCGAGCACAGCAGCGCGGGCCTCATCAAGGCTGCGGCCGGATTCGATCAGCTGGCGGCCAAGGTCAGCCATGCCATGCTTCTCGGTGATAGCAGTGATGCCAGAGATGCGGGTGCGTTCAGCCTTGGCAGCCTCTGAAGCCGCTTCAGCCCGCACCGCCATCAGATCGGTGGTGGTGTCTTCCATGTCGGTAGAAGTTGGGACAAGTGATGCGGCTGTGGCCGCGACCGGAGCATCCATTGAACGCCCTACTCCGATTGTAGGGTCGGCAGGAATTGACACTAGCGATAGCTCGTGCGCGCTCCATCGCGTCACGATAAAGTCTTCGCCTCGTTGCTCCATGTCATTGATCGCATAACCGAAGCTCACATTGCGCAGCACGCCATCACGAACGTCATTCATCACCTCCTGCGCAAATGGGTTGCGGCTCATGCGCACGCGTGCGTAGCCGCGCTTCTGGTCTTCATCCACCCATGCGCGCTCAACCACGCCGATCAGCTTGTCCGGGTCATGGTTGAACAGCAGCGGCGCGCCATCATTCAGCCGCGCAAGATCAACAGCCTCGCGGGTGTGGGCCAGGATCTCATTGCCGAAGTAACGCGCAACGGGATACTCACTTGAAAATGGGAACTCAAGCGTGCGGTCATCTTCTGCGATCTGCGCTGAACGCGTGAATGACACCGGTTCCGAGCGCTGCATACGCTCACCGGTCGCTACCTCGAACAGGATCTCCTGCATGTCATTGTCGCTTAGCCACTGCCTGGCCTCGTCAGCGCTGAACCGCGCTGCATCAAAGCGAATGGCCTGCAGCTCGGTATTGCCATCCTTGATCCCATAGATGAAATCAACGCCAGGGCCGCCTTCATCATTCACGCGCCGGATCTCGTCGTACTGATCAGGATCGGTCAATCGCGCCGCGTGCTCATTGGGATACGGTCTTTCCATCGTGCGATCTTGCAGTGCCTTAATCCTATCGGCCTTGGATGTAGACCAACTCTGACCAGCATCGCCGCCCCATGCCGCCCATGCCACACGGCCGGGCGACGGATAGCCGTCTTCACCTTGGCTGAAGCCCTGCCCTTGCTTGTCCACTTCATGCCGCGCAAACCAGGCAGCCATGGTGATCACGGTGTCGGGCGACAGCTCATCGCCGCTCAGGATCTGCGATGCCCTGGTGGCTGCCACATCAGTGCCGCCCTGCTCGCCTTCGGCCTTCCATGCGCGGTAGCGCTCAGCCTCCTCGCGCATTCCAGCGGTTGGCATCAGGTTGATTTCGGTGCCGTTGACGTTGGCCATTAGGCGGGCTCCCCGGTAAGTGGTTGCGTCTCTGGGTATGGCTGCATCTGCTGCTGGCCGGCGCCGGTTACCTGCGTTGGATCGCTGTCCACAACGATGCCCATCTGATCAAGCATCGCCAGTTCGCTCTGCCGCGCCAGCAGCAGTTCATCAAGATCCCCGCCCTGCTCTGCAACCACCTCGCCCAGTGTCTTGAAGCCGCACCGCACCGCTTCCTTGTATGCGGCCACTTCCTTGGCGGGGTCAACCCATGCCCAGCCGCGCGGCATCCAGCGCGCAGCCTTGAAGCGATCAGGTGCCAGCTCATAGCCGGGCAGCGATAGCACATTGCTCAGCACCGCCAGCTCAATCCACTCGTGAAACACGCGGCGATGGAAGTTCTCGATCATCCACGATTGCAGAATGCGCCAGTGGTCACGGTCTTCAATCAGGCTGAGCCTGCTGCTGGAATAGTTGGTCTGGCTGAAGTCGCGCGAGATCGTCTCGTAGCTGCAGCCAATGCCGGCAGCCATGGCGCGCAGCATCGCGCGCAGGAATGGCTCGAACTGACCATCGGGACTATCAAGGCTCGGCACCGTGACCGACTCGCCGGGATTGAGGTATTTGAAGACCCCAGGCTCAAAGTTTGAGACGCGCTCGCCATCCATCACGTCATCACCGATCAGCTCGCCTTCAGGGCTGGTGATGAAGCCCATCAGCGCACTGCTGGCCCGTGCTCGCACCACCTCGGCCTGCTCGTAGCCCGCCAGGTGATGCAGTCGCTGGATTGCGCTGGCGAACCATGTGACGCCCCTCGTCTGGCCGGGGCGCTCGGCGCGGTAGAGGTGAATGATCTCCTCGGCCGGGATGCGCTTGTGGCGCTGCGTGCTGATCTGCTGGTTGCTGAACTGGTAATCGCCCGGGTGATACGCCAGGAAGTGATACGCGATCGGCCTACCCCAGCCGTCAACCTCCACGCCCATGCGGATCTCGTTTCCCTGTTGGCTGCGGCCATTGAGACCATCGTCAAGCTGGTCTGCCTCGATCACCTCCATCGCCAGCGGCACAGTGCTGCCACCAAAGCTCTGCCGCACAAGTCGGACGAACACCTCGCCGCTCTCGGCGCAGGCGCGAATCACTAGCCTTTCAATGTCGGCAAAGCTCAGTTTGCCGCCGGTGTGGCAATGCCGCGCAGTTGTCCACTGGCGCCATGCCGCCTCGATCGCATCGTTGACCTGAGTGTCAAGCCTGCCGCCGCGCTGCATCCGCACCTGCGACTGAAACGGTATGCCCTGCCCGATCACGTTGCCTTCAATCGCGCGCAATGCCTGCCGCGCATAGTCATTATCCCGGCACAACTGCCGCGCACGATCGCGCAGCTTCTGCGCACTGCCGTAGATCTCGCTGTCGGCGCTGGTGTTACCCGTCACCCAGTCCGCAGTCAGCCTGCTGAACTGCGCACCTTGGTACATCCGCCGCCGCGGTGCTGATGGCGTCGCTGGTTGACTGCGCTTCTTGGCCATCAGCTGAACCTCACGAATAGGTTGTGGGGATTGCCAAGGCCATTGGCCGCCAGGTCGGCAGCCTGCTCACGCTTCACGTCGGATTTGAGCTTGGCCTCCAGCTGCAGCAGCTCCGTTAGCGGCAGCTTCTTCAGTCGCCTGCTGCCGATGGTGTATTCAGCAACCGCGCCGCCCGATACCATCGCGCGGATCGCAGCCTGCACCGCATCAAGATCCTGCTGTGCCTGGCTGCGGCCATCAAATGCACCAGGCGTGCCGGCATAGTTCAACGCCGCCAGCACCTCAAGCTGCCCAGCGCCGAGTGTCAGCTTCTCG